TGCCAAGATTGCCCAGCAATTCAATCCAGTTTATGCCAAATTCCACATTTAAATACCAGTCTCCACGAAACGAGCGCAGCCGAGTCAGCACGTTTTGCGCAATAGCGGCAGAGTCTCGTTTGTAAACCGCCCGCCCTTTACCAAACCGCCAATCAAGATCTTTGTCTAGCCCGCTAACGCGCATTATTGTGGCCCTCCCGTGTTACCCGGCCCGGTGTCGACGCCGCTGTGAGTGTGCGTGGTCAAACTGATGCCCTGTGAAACTATGTCGCTTGTGCTTGTCATGTCGCCACCACCTAAGCCGGAAAAGTTGCCCGCTGATATTGTGCCAGAGCAAATAATATTGCCGTTTACTTGCATGTCACCATTGAGTATAAAGTCGCCTGTAATCTCCATGTCGCCTTGCTGAACCAAGCTGCCTTGCCGGGTATAGTCACCATCCTGGTTCGTATCGCCAGTCTGCTGGATTACGCTTGGAATAGTGATTGCGCTGGCCAAAGGATTGACGCCAACAATAGCTAGACCATCGCTGTAATCGTGCATCCTGAATTCAGCCGGGCTCTGAAAGTCTGCGCCGCCGTACCAACGGTCAAAACATCTCTCTGTGAGGATCAGCAGACAGTAATCGCCAACAGCTATTGGATACGCCGTGTGGCTTCCGCCGCCTTGCATAAATACCGGTGGCACTTCTACAAACTCGGTCAGCGCGATTGACCGTCCTTGGTACACTCTGTTAATCACTGGCTGAACACTGATAGTTTTTGACTGAACACCCGTCACTTTGGCAATGGTTGCCGTGTGCAGATTCGACAGCGCAAACTCTATTGCATCGTTCATCACGTCTATTAATTCGCGTTTAGTCTTCATAACACCACCGTTCCCGCGCCCAATCGCCCTGTGCATGTTTGCGACCATGCATCACCGTAATTATCGCCGCTGTACGTGATTGTTTCAATGCGATAAACACCGTCCATATAAGGCGCTGTTGTGCTCTCTAGCTTGACGCGCCGCCCGATTTTTACCGTTGGGTTGATAAGCGTCTGGAACGTCACCTGCTTGCTATCACGCGTTGGCGTGCTAATCAATCCAGTGGCCGCGCTGACGATAGGAATAAACCGGCTTACTGATTCGTTTTCTTTGATGATGTACAGCAGCTCATTTTCCAAATACCAACTTTCATCCAGCGCTACCAGTGAATTTAAAAGCTCGGCGCTGTTGCCGATAAGCACCTTGGGGCGGGTCAGCCCCGACCGTGGTGAAATCTTGCCGATGCCTGTATTCACCATGTCGTTCAGGATCGCGTTAACTGACAGATCGCCGCCGATTACTGTGCGATTTGTAAAGCTGTTTTGAAAGTCCGTGCCACCGTCTTGTGATTCTATGATGGTGACAAGATCCGGTCCTTGGCGCTCGGTGCTACCTGTGAAGATGTTGCCCTTAAAGATCAGCTCTTGCCGGTCTTGATAGCCGCATGACAGCCGCACAGGTATACGTGCGCCTTGGTCCTCTGCGTCCCTTGCGAGAGCTAGGCGCTTGCGTTCTTCCATGTTGTAAATCTGGATGCGCGCCTTGTTTAGACTGCCCCTGATAGATTTATCGACTTCAAAGCTAATGCGCAAAGGTGGCTTTATGACTTCGGTGCGTGAGCCAATGTCAAATTCTAGGGTGTAGGTTCTGTTAAATCTTGGCGTGGTCAAAACTGCACCTCAACGCCACGGATAAGCTTCATGTCCGCAGCTTCCAGCAAATAGATCTCACACCGGCCCGCGCTAAAATCTTGTCGGGTAAACGGGTCTACGCCGTTTCCGCTGCGGTCGAGGCAGACAAAATCAAAAGGCTGATTCTGGCTAAGCATGTGCAGCACGCCAACCGATAACTTCAGGCCATACACTTGCTTGTCGCCAAACTCCACATCGAATAACCATACCTGCGTTCGCGGGTAGAAGCGCAACACAAATTTAATCTCGCTCTGTTCAAACAATATGGTGTGCCGTTGGATCGGATCGTCTGTTAGGTTCTGTAATTGCTTCATTAAAAACTTACTCCAAAATAATCACCAACAGAACTTAAAACAGACTGGGGCACCTCTTTGCCTTCCTGAACGCCCTTGTCCTTAGACCCTTCCGTCTGCCCGTTTGTGTTGCCTGACGGGTCGGGCGCTGGCCCAGTATCGGCAAACAATGTCTCTGCAAACTGGAACTGCATTAGCTCCATGACAAAATTTAAAGCGTTCGTTTCGTTGTTTCGTGTCGTTTCCAATGACGTAATGTACATCTGCTTGTACGTCTTAAACGGCATGTCGATACTGATTAGTTGGTCAGAAGCCTGCGCCGATTCCATGTCGTCAATAAATTTCTGAATGTTGCTTACGGCTGTATCGTCCTGCAATCCAAGGTATCCAGCTACCCTATCGCTGGCGTCAAGAAACGAGTCAACACGATCAACTGCGTTTATAAAGTCGTTGGCAAGGCCAGATACACGACTAAGCTGTGCTTGTGTCCTAGCTGGCGCATATTGCGTAATGCTGCCCACCTGAGTCTGTGCGGCTTGCAAAGCGGCAATTGCAGGATTGGGAAGTACAAACGTGTCCGACACGTTACCCTCAATAGTCAAAATCAATGGGTCGCGTATAATGTGATCGTTAATGTGCGACCCGTTTTCAAGAAAAGTAACCGGGATAGTGGCGCTTCTTTTTACAATCTCACGAACACGCGCCGCAGTTGTAAAACCGTTTATCCCAATGTCTTCTTCTTCGCTGTCGTTTTTAAACTGACCGCCTAAGTAGTCCCTGATTCTTCCCATTATCTGCTCTGCCTGCCGCGCGTCTGGTTCCGAGCATCCTCAAGCTGGCGCTGCAATCCGTCAGACGCCGCCTTGCCTGCTTTTTCTGGATCTGATGTGCTTATGTTCATCTCCACTGTCTGCTCAACAAGGCTGTATTGATCCATGATGCCGCTCCTTCCGCCTGGCTGTAACGCCTGACTAGCGCCCATAGCGTTAGCGTTTGGAGTGTCATTCTGTATAAAGTTTACGGCCCAATCGGGCAGGATGTCCATTACTTGCTTCCCTAGCCATTCAAATATTCCCCCGAATACACTCGTAAATAACTCCCCCCACGTATCTAGCATCCCAGAAAAACCTTTTCCTATTTTTTTAAACCCACTGCTAAAGTTTCCAGATAATATGTCTCCAATCCCTGAAAATATTTTTGTCCAGTTTTCAAATACACCAACTGCAAAATTCTTTAATGTTGTGCCTACTTCTTTAAATCCTTTTACTATATCTTCTAAAACCGGCTTTATGTCAAAGCCAAAAAACTCTAAGAAAAACTCCCTAATTAAAGACTTTCCGCCCTGAAGCGCTACAATTAAATCATCAATAATTAATATAATGCCAATAATAAGGGCCACTATTGTTAATTTCTGTAATATTTTAATCGTTCCTATCAATCCAAGAGTCGCCAAATTTACAAAGCCGACCGCCAGCCCAACTGCTACAATGACAGGCGCAACCCGTATCAACATATCAACTAGGCCGCTAAGAGCGCCCACAGTCGCCTTGATACCGTTAATGATCCAGTCTTTGTTAGCCGCCAGCAGGTCCGTAAAGTCTTTGGTCATCTCCGTCAACTCAGGCGCAAGGCCCACGGCAATAAACCGCTTGACCGATTCCATGCCGAATCCAAGCGCCCCAAGTGCGTCGTTATAATCCTGCGCACTCTTCACCTGGTCGGCGGTCAGAACACCTAAGCGCTGCGCCTCACCGCGCAGACTGGCCATCTCTGCGCCGGTCTTGTTCATCATGCTTAACAGGCTAGGGTCTATGCCGAGCGCTTCGGCAAAGCCCTGTTGCTCGTTCATTGACAGGCCAAGTTGCTTGAAGCGATTGCCCACCTCGGACAAAACAACATCTGTATCTTTAACGCTCCCGTTGGCATTCCTGACACTCACACCCAGGCGTGAAAAATCCTCGCTGCCTTTCTGCGCTGCCTCGCCTATCTTTGCGCCAAGCCCACTTATGGATGAGTACAGCGCCTCGGTTGATGAGCTTGATTGCTCGGCAATAAATGATAGCTCTTGAATCTTTTCGACTGCCACGCCGGTTTGGGCGTTCAGCTCTATTAGCGGCCGGAGCGACTGGCTAACACCGGCCACCCATTTGTTGATACCAACAACGGCAACGCCTAGTGCTGCGGTCATGCCAGCTAATAGGCCGATGCCTTTTCCTAAGCTGCCGTTGTATTCTTCTAGCGGCCTAGTTGACCCGGAGAAGCTGAAGCGGGTGATGAGTTCTGTTACTTCGGCCATGCTGTGCGCCCATGCTGATTACATTTCGGCCAAGTATAGCACGGCAGCGGGCCGTGTCACCGTGCCCGCTGCGCTTCGTTTACATGGTACTGCTCAATGGCTGATGCGATTTCCTGGTACTCTATCGCGTCAAGAAAATCCCGGGTGTCCATCTGTCTTATTTCATCAAGCGTACCGTAACCATGTCGCACCAAGGCGTGCTCTATCATTGCCTGGTTGCTCAGGTTTGTACGCTTAATAATGTTGGGTTCAGACGATGGTGTCGGGACCGTTAGCCGCCAAGGTTCCCTTTCAAAAAAGGGTATGAGTAAACCCCTAGCA